GCCTTGGAATTATCCACAGATACATGCCAATCGATAATCAGGTAGAGAAGATTGAGATAGCAAGACAGGGCAAGGGTATTGTTGGTGGATCTGTAGGGGCAACCGGCACGTTCCTGAGTGACGCAGAAAGGCTTGTTGATGCTGGTGCGACGCTTGTCTTGGTAGACGTGGCTAACGGTCACAGCCAACATGCTATCAATGCCGTATCCGATCTTAGGGGGCACTTTGGAGAATTTATTCATATTATGGCTGGCAATGTGGCAAACTGGGATGGGTTCGCAAGACTGACTGATGCCGGTGCTAACTCTATCCGTGTGGGGATTGGCGGTGGGTCTGCTTGCACCACCAGAGTAGTTAGTGGCCATGGGGTTCCAACGCTTGCATCAATTATGGATATTCGTGAAAGAGTAGGCTATGAAGATGCTCCAGCACTAATTGCAGATGGAGGAATTCGTAATTCTGGCGATGCCGCCAAAGCCCTGGCTGCTGGTGCTCATGCTGTAATGGTGGGAAGATTGCTTGCTGGCACTACAGAATCTCCTGGAGAAGTCCTAGAAGGATATAAGGTATTCAGGGGGATGGCATCTAGGGAAGCACAGGAGGCTGGCAGAGGCGCTGTTTCTGGTGTAGAGGGTGTATCCACTAGGGTTCCTTTCGTTGGATCTGTTGATAGTATTATTAATGACTTTAAGAACGGACTGCGGAGTGCCTTGTCTTATACGGGAGTAGACAACCTTATTGACTTCCAACTCGATAGCATGTATAATAAAGTATCTAGTAATTCACTACAAGAAACGAAACCACACGCAAAGGAATGAAATGGTACGCCAAAGAAACAAGTCCAAGGCCAAGCCAACGAGACTAATCCGATCACCAGAAATGATTGTTGACGGCTTTGTGGTCGAGCAAGGTGACATTATTAAGGTTCAGGATGAATGGGGTATGAGGTTTAAATTTGATAATTTTGTTACCGATCCTGAAACAGGAGCTGAGTGGGTTGACTGCTATGAAGTTTATAAAATGCGCACGGGATGTTTAAGGTCATTCAAGATAGAGCGCATTAAGAGAATTCCTAAGAGGAGGAAGCGTGGAAGAAGAGCAAAAGCTAGTCCAACATCTTGATCAGGTAAACAGGGTAGTTGGAGAATATTTAAAGGGCAGCGACCCAACAAAGATTTCCAAACAGTTAGACCTGCCTAGAACAAAAGTTACGGCCATGATTAAAGAGTGGCAGTCTATGGCTTCAGACAACGCTGCAATCCGTGCCAGGGCTAAGGAGGCCTTGGCTGCTGCAGATGAGCATTACGGAAGGCTAATATCTAAGTCTTACGAGGTTATTGACGATGCAGACACTAACGGAGATCTCAGGTCTAAGTCTGGAGCCATCAAGCTGGTGATGGACATTGAATCTAAGCGTATCGAAATGTTGCAAAAGGCAGGGCTACTAGAAAACAAAGAGCTTGCAGAAGAGATGCTTGAAATTGAGCGTAGGCAAGAAATTCTGATGGGCATCCTTAAAGACGTTGCCGCAGAGCACCCAGAGATCAGAGATAAGATTATGACCAGGCTTTCAGATGCTTCTGCCAAATTAAATGAAACGGTAACGATTGTACAAAATGTTTGATGAATTTATTGAGGTACTAAAAGATAATCCATTTGAAGAAATCCCAGTGGATGCAAAAACTTTTGTAGAGGGTGAAGACTTTTTAGGCCAGCCCCCTCTTTCTAAAATTCAGTACGACATCGTAGAGGCCATGAGTCAAATCTACAAGAAAGAAGATCTTGTAGAACTAATGGGGCATGAAGAGGGTAATAGATATTATAAAAAATATACTAAGAACGAAATTATCCTACAGCTTGGCAAGGGTAGCGGTAAAGACTTTACATCTACAGTTGCAGTTGCATACATAGTATACAAGCTTCTATGCCTTAAAGATCCAGCTAGGTATTATGGCAAGCCTTCCGGTGACGCCATTGATATTATTAACATTGCCATCAACGCAGCTCAGGCAAAGAACGTTTTCTTTAAGGGCTTTAAGACTAAAATTGAAAAGTCTCCATGGTTTGCTGGCAGGTACTATGCAAAGATGGACTCTATTGACTTTGATAAATCTATTACTGTTTATTCTGGTCACTCAGAGCGAGAGTCGCATGAGGGTCTGAACCTAATGATTGCAGTGCTCGATGAGATTTCTGGCTTTGCAAGTGAAACCAACACCGGTAATGATCAGGGAAAAACTGCAGACAATATCTATAAGGCATTCCGTGGTACCGTAGACTCTCGTTTCCCAGACTTGGGGAAGGTGGTTCTGCTATCGTTTCCACGTTATCCAGGAGACTTCATATCTCAAAAATATGAAGATTCTATCTTAGAAAAAGAAATTATACAGCGAACGCACAAGTTTGTGCTAAACCCAGACCTTCCCGATACAGCAGAGGGAAACAGCTTAGAGATATCCTGGGATGAGGAGCAGATCGTATCCTATAAATATCCCAACACCTTCTCTCTTAAAAGACCAACCTGGGAAGTTAACCCAACCAGAAGCATCGAAGACTTTAAGTTAGCTTTTTATACTGACCTAGGAGATGCGATGATGCGGTTCCTCTGTGTCCCAACCTTTGCCTCTGACGCATTCTTTAAACAAAGAGAAAAGGTTCAGGCCTGCATGACAGGTAGAAACCCTATCGACACCTTTAAAAGATTTGACGAGGCGTTTAAGCCAGATCCAAACAAAAAATACTACGTACACGCTGACCTTGCACAAAAACATGACAAGTGTGCGGTTGCCATTGCCCACGTTGAAAAGTGGGTCAATATCCAAGTAGTCAAAGACTATGAGCAGGTTGTGCCATTCGTCGTGGTAGATGCGGTAGCTTGGTGGGAGCCAAAGATCGAGGGCCCAGTAGACCTATCTGAAGTTAAGCAGTGGATTCAAAACTTGCGGAGGCTAGGGTTTGACATTGGACTAGTTTCGTTTGACCGTTGGCAGTCTTTTGATATTCAGAATGAGCTAAAAGCTGTGGGGATGAAAACCGAGACAGTGTCCGTAGCCAAGAAGCATTACGAAGACATGGCAATGCTTTTGTACGAAGAGAGGCTTGTGATGCCCTCTATTGACTTGCTGTTTGAAGAGCTTACAGAGCTTAAGATTATGAGGGGCAACAAGGTAGATCACCCCCGCAAGAAATCTAAAGACTTAGCAGACGCTGTCTGTGGATCAATCTTTAATGCCATTTCACACACACCACGCAATGTAAACCTTGAGGTAGAGGTTCATACATTTAAGGACAGGCCAAAGGTCGATGTTGCAGATTTGCCAGACAATGTGATAAACTATAAACCTAAAGAAATGACGCAAGATGTGAGAGACTACCTAGACCGATTTGGTCTTGTCTAACACAAAATGTTGGGTAAACTCTAAGGTTGTAACCCTATATTTAGTATAAAAGGGATGTAGAATTGTTACCTATTGATATTGTATATTTCTCGAACTACTCGGGGAACACTAAAAGATTCGTGGAGAAGATTACAAATGACAGCTATGCAACTAGGATTCCTCTTGGTAGGGATCGTCGTAGTATTACCGTTGATAAGCCTTATGTCCTTATGGTACCTACTTACGGCGGTGGCGAAGGAAGAGCAGCAATACCCCGACAAGTACGATCTTTTTTAAATATCAAAGAGAATCGTGACCTTCTTCAAGGGGTAGTCGGTTTTGGAAACACAAATTTCGGTGAGCACTTTTGCAAAGCCGCAGATTTAATTAGTGCAAAGACAGGTGTGCCAGTCATTGCAAAGGTAGAAGTATTTGGCACACAAGAAGACGTAGACAAAGTAAAAGAAAGGCTAACGCTGCTTTATGGACAAGAACTATAGTTATCACGATTACAACGCAATGCTCAACCTCTATGACGAGGATAGGAAGATTCAGTTTGACAAGGACAAGTTAGCGGCCAAGCACTACTTCCTAGATCACGTAAATCTTAATACTGTTTTCTTTCACAGCCTTGAGGAAAAAATTGACTACCTGGTTGAAAATGAATACTACGACAAAGATGTCTTGGACCAGTACGACTTTGATTTCATTAAGTCTTTGTTTAAACAAGCATACGGTCACAAGTTTAGATTTGCTAACTTCCTTGGCGCTTACAAGTTCTACACCAGCTACGCTTTGAAGACTTTTGACGGTAGCAGATACTTGGAAAGATTTGAAGACCGTGTATGTATGAATGCCCTTATGCTTGCAAAGGGTGACAAAAAGCTTGCTCAGGATCTCGTAGAGGAGATCATCACTGGGCGATTCCAGCCAGCTACGCCGACCTTCCTCAACTCGGGCAAGAAGCAGAGGGGCGAGTTCGTGAGCTGCTTCCTGCTTCGCATCGAAGATAACATGGAGTCCATCTCACGGGGCA